AGCAAATCATAAAACAAGAGTACATTAAATGTGCTAAGGACCCTGTCTACTTTATGAAAAAATATTGTTGGATTCAACATCCAACAAGAGGCCGTGTACAATTTAATTTATATCCTTTTCAAGAAGGCACATTAAAATTACTACAAAAACACGATAGAAGTATTATTCTTAAATCAAGACAATTAGGGATTTCAACATTATCCGCAGGTATTTCTTTATGGATGATGATCTTTCAAAAAGATATAAATGTGTTAGTAATAGCAACAAAACAAGACACAGCTAAAAACTTAGTAACTAAAGTTAAATTTATGTATGAAAATTTACCTTCTTGGTTAAAATTAGGTTTTTCAGAAAATAATAAATTAGCACTACGATTAAAAAATGGATCCCAAATTAAAGCAGTATCAGCAGCAAGTGATGCTGGTAGATCAGAAGCAATTTCTTTACTAATTATTGATGAGGCTGCTTTTATTGAACAAAATAGAATTGAAGAAATATGGGCATCCTCCCAACAAACATTATCAACGGGTGGTAAAGCAATTGTACTTTCTACCCCAAATGGTACAGGTAATTTCTTTCATAAAATGTGGGTTAAAGGAGAAGAAGGAGCTAATGGATTTACTTGTATTAGATTACCTTGGACAGTACACCCTGAAAGAGATCAAGCTTGGAGAGATCAACAAGAAGATGAATTAGGACCTAGAATGGCATCACAAGAATGTGATTGTGATTTTACAACTTCTGGTAATACTGTATTTGAACCTGAAATTATAAATTTTATAGAAAAAACAAACCTATGTGATCCTATAGAAAGAAGAGGATTAGAAGGAGGACTACATATTTGGGAATATCCAGATTATACAAGAAAATATATGATAACAGCTGATGTAGCTAGAGGTGATTCTCTAGATTATTCTGCTTTTCATATTATAGACATTGAAGAAGCTAAACAAATTGGTGAATTTAAAGGACAAATTGGTACAAAAGAATTTGGCCATATGTTAGTAGCAATAGCTACAGAATACAATAATGCATTACTTGTAATTGAAAATGCAAATATAGGATGGAATACAATTCAAGTAGTAATAGATAAAGGATATAGTAATTTATATTATTCACCAAAAGGAGACGCAGCTACAAATGCGGATGCTTTTTTATCTAAAGGATATGATATAACTGATACAACAAAAATGGTTCCTGGTTTTACAATGTCAATGAAAACAAGACCTTTAACAATAGGAAAATTAGATGCATATTTAAGAGAAAAATCAATTATTATTCAGGGAAAAAGAACAATAGAAGAAATGAGAACTTTTATTTGGAAAAACGGAAGAGCCGAAGCCCAAACAGGATATAATGATGATTTAGTAATGTCTTTAGCAACAGCATGTTATGTAAGAGACACAGCGCTTAAGTTTGCACAACAAGGAATTGATATCACAAATGCAGCATTAAAAAATTGGCAAAAAAGCGCCCCTATGATTTATCAAGGAGGTGTAAACAAAAAAGAAGCAGGATGGACTCAAGACCTTGGAGATAAGGGACAGGAAGATTTGACTTGGCTTCTCTAATATATTTATAACAAACAACTAAAGAATGGCAGACACTAGTTTATTTACCCGGTTAAGAAGATTATTTTCAAATGACGTTATAATTCGTAATGTTGGGGGTAAACAATTAAAAATTATGGATACAGGTAGGATCCAAAAATATGGAAACCTAGCTACTAATTCATTATACGACAGATTTACACGTTTACATAAACCTGTAGGATCCTCATTACAATATAATCCAACACTTAATTACCAGTCAATGCGACTACAGCTTTATAGTGATTATGAAGCTATGGATCATGACCCAATTATTGCAGCAGCATTAGATATTATTTCTGATGAAACTACTAATAGAAATGAGTATGGAGATATTTTAAATATAAATTCTGCTGATGAAAATGTAAGAAAAGTTTTAACTAATTTATTTTATGATGTTTTAAATATTGAATTTAACTTATCTACATGGATTAGAAATATGTGTAAATATGGAGATTTTTATTTAAAAATGGAAGTTTCTGAAAAATATGGAGTATATAATGTTATTCCCTTATCAGTATATGAAGTAGTAAGAGAAGAGGGAACAGATCCTGAAAACCCATCTTATGTTAGGTTTACAATGGATCCAAATGGTTTAGCTAGTGGTGCAACTAACACAATTAGAAGAGATCAATTTAGTTTAGAAAACTATGAAGTAGCACATTTTAGACTACTTACAGATTCTAATTATCTTCCATATGGTAGATCATATCTTGAACCATCTCGTAAAGTATTTAAACAATTAATGTTAATGGAGGATGCTATGTTAATTCATAGGATTATGAGAGCACCTGAAAAAAGGGTATTCTATGTAAATGTAGGAGCCATACCACCAGAACAAGTAGAACAGTTTATGGCTGAAACAGTTAATAAGATGAAAAAAACACCTTATATAGATCAAAATACAGGTGATTATAATCTCAAGTTTAATATGCAAAATATGACTGAAGATTTTTATATTCCTGTAAGAGGTAATGATTCTTCAACTCGTATTGATACTACAAAAGGTTTAGATTATGATGGTACTGGTGATATTGAATATTTAAAACATAAAATGATGGCTGCTTTAAAAATACCTAAACCATTCTTAGGTTATGAAGAAGGGGTAGAAGGAAAATCAACGTTAGCAGGTATGGATGTTAGATTTGCTCGTACAGTTGAACGTGTTCAAAGAATTGTAGAATCAGAATTAACCAAAATTGCATTAGTACATTTATATTCACAAGGATTTGATGATGAACAATTAGTAGATTTTAAATTAGAATTAACTACTCCATCGATTATTTATGAACAAGAAAAAATAGAACTGTATACTGCTAAAGCAACAGTAGCTGGAGATATGATTGATAAAGGATTATTCTCAAAAGATTGGGTTTATGAAAATGTATTTAACTTATCTCCTGATGAATATTCACAAGAAAAAGATCAACAAATTGATGATGCTACACATAAATTTAGAATATCACAAATTGAAAATGAAGGAAATGACCCTGTAGAATCAGGTATATCTTATGGTACTCCTCATGATTTAGCTTCATTATATGGTAATAAAAGAGACAAAGCAGTAGGACCAGCTCAAGTACCAACAGGGTATGATGAAAAAGAACCAGGACGACCAATAGAAGATCCTACAAAATATGGAGATTGGAAATCTAATTTTGGTAGAGATCCTTTAGGTAAGAAAAAACCAAATACAACTCCACCAAAACCTGGCGATGCAAGTAATAAACTTCCTACTTTAGAAACTGCTAATCTTAAAAAATCTTTACAAAAACTTCGTAATAAAAAACAAGTTTTAAAAGAAGAAGAAGAAAATGGACTTTTATCTGAAAAAAATATCAAGTCTCAAGAATAGACATATATTTATATCCAGATAAATTGCAATTTATAATGAAAGTAAAACATTCTAAGTACAAAAATACTGGGATTTTATTCGAACTTCTGACTAGACAATTGACTTCAGATACAATTGTTGGAGATCAATCAAAATCTTTATCTTTTTTAAAAAAACATTTTAATTCTAAAACTGAGTTATTAAAAGAATATAAAATATATCATACATTAGCTACTAAAAAATATAATAAGGATAGTCAAGCTACAATGTTAATTGAAACCTTATTAGAAGCCCACGGAAAGTTAAATAAAAGTCAGTTAAGAAGAGAAAAATATAATTTAATTAAGGAAATTAAAGAAAATTATGATGTTAATAATTTTTTTAAAGCAAAAATTTCTAATTATAAAATAATGGCTTCTATTTATAATTTATTAGAAAATAAAAAAGCCTCTCCTATATCTATAGTTAATTCTAAAGTAACACTTTTAGAACATATCACAGAAAAACAAGCAACTAATAACAAAAAGAATACAGTTTTAGAAAATTTTAATAAACAAGATAGTGATACAAGATTACTTACTTACAAAGTTTTACTTGAAAAATTTAATGAAAAATATAGTGGTTTACAAGATAACCAAAAAACATTATTAAAAGAATATGTTAACAGCGTTAGTAATAGTCCTTCTCTTAAGTCTTATATCAACCAAGAAATCAAAGAAGTTAAAAAAGATCTTACAAGATTTTCTAAAAAGGTTGAAGATAAAGCAGTAGCTATTAAATTAAATGAAACAAAAGGATTAATTAAACCATTAGATAAAAAATTATCAGTACAAGATGATAATGTTATTAACTTACTTAACTATTATGAATTAGTAAATGAGTTAAAAACTATACATGGTTAGTCTTGTAGACATATATAATATAAAAGAATCTTCTTTTAATGAATTAAAAAAAGATAGAGATCCTGCTAGAGGAAATAAAGGCAAAATAGATGCAAAAGATTATTACTTTATAGACGAACCAGCAGATTCAGAAACAGGAGCAATAAGATCTAAAGTAGTATATAAAAGATCTTTTAAAAAAATGGTAGCAGATTTAGAAGCAGAAACTATTGATTTTAAAAAGTTATCAGAAGATAACCCAGATGATATGGTATTACATAATTTAGCTGAAGAATTAAAAGATTTATTTAATAAATTTAGAACACACGTAAGAAAAAATTATGAGTAAAAAATTTAGCATACATGAATGGAGAGCTAATCAAGCAAAAACTCTTTTAAATGAAAGAGGAAAATACTCAAGTGGATATGGAGCAGGAAAAGTACCTACAGGATGGGCAACTAGCTCCCCTAAATTAAGTTCAACAAGTAAATCAAAAACAAATAACAAACCAACATTTGATACAGGAAAAGGTTCTTCGGGAAATACGGTTGTTAATACAGATAATTCATTAGAAAATTTATTAAAAGATTCAAAATTTAGTAATATATTAAAATCAATTGGAATTTGGTATGATGAGCATAACAATAAACCATTAGCGGATATGGCTGAAAAATTTTCAAATGAAGTAAATTCATATGAAAAACGAAAAGAACAAGAAATAGACCAAGCTAATAAAGAAAAAGCAGATAAAGATAAAGAAAATAAAGAAAAAAAACCTGAAGAAGAAGAAAATGAGTAAATCTTTTAATATACACGATTGGCAAGCTAAACAAAGACGTTTAACTGAAAATGAAGAAAGAACATCATTAGATAAAGCAGTAGATGCAATTATAACAATGATAGATGGTAGACTTGCTACTTGGCAATTACACGATACAATTCAAAGTAGTCATGATATGATGGCTTTATTAAAAAGAGATAAAGAAAAACTAAGAATGATGACTTATAATATTCTTAGAGATGATATGAAAGAACACCACTCAGGTGAATATAAAAAAGGTTTTTTAGAAAAATCAGTAAATAGTTTTTTAGATGATTTAAAGAAAAAAAACGAAACAGATTACGATAAAGTAGAAGACATAATAGAAAAACATTTTAGTGTAGATGAAATGAACACAACAGGTACAGGTGCTTCATTTAATGCAGGAGATGGTATGGGATATGCAACCCCAAAAGCTTTTAAGAAAAAAAATAAAGAAGATTAATATGTTACTAACAGAATATAGACCATTTAAAGTAAATAAACAATTAGTAGAAGCTTCAATTAAAGAAAACAAATCTTTAGTAGTTAAAGGTGTTATACAAAGAGCAGAGGCTAAAAACCAAAATGGCAGAATTTATCCTAAAGAAATATTAATGCGTGAAATTAAAAAATATGTTGAGGGTCCTGTAAGAGAAAGAAGAGCATTAGGTGAATTAGATCACCCAGAAAGTTCTGTAATTAATTTACAAAATGTATCTCATAATGTAGTAAAAGTTAAAATGGTTGGCGATGACGTATATGGTGAAGTTGAAATATTATCTACTCCAGCAGGTAATATACTTAAAGAATTATTCAGAAATGGAATTACTGTTGGGATTAGTTCTCGTGGAATGGGTTCTGTTCAAGAAAGTGGTAATGGTACTGTAGAAGTACAAGATGATTTTGAACTACTTTGTTTTGATTTTGTATCAACTCCATCAACACATGGAGCTTGGATGAAACCAGCAGGAAGAGCAATAACAGAATTACAAGAAGGTAAAATCCAATTACCAGAATACAAATACACAAACGTAAATAATATTATACGCGACATTATCTGTGACAATACAGGTACTTGTGCATGTTAGTTATGAACAATTAAATGTTCATTTCCTAAAAACTTCCACGAAAAAACGTGGGTTCTCCAAATTCTAGTTGTATGTATATTAAACAATAAAGGTTACAAAAAAAACTAACTCTTATGAGAGATTAAAATAATATAAAGTACAAAATGTACTTCAAAAGCACAAGAGCAGTATGTCAGCTGTTCCTGTTTTCAACAATTAAAATAAATATTAACTAAAACAAAAATTATGAAAAATTTAATTATGACAATGGCTGTAGCAATCATGACAACGTTTGCAGCATCAGCACAATTTATGGTAGTGACTACTGTAAATACTCCTGACAGCGACTTAAACGAGGAATGGGGTACAACAAATTTTACTGACAACATGGGTATTGGATATAC